CGGTCAGTATCCAGGCATCTTCCCTGTTCGTCCTTATCGCAAATTGAGTCATTATTCCAGTCCTCTAGGCTATTTTCCAGTTTGGCATAAAGCTGTGTTGCAAATTCATCCTGAATGTTTTCAAGAGCATGTGTCCACAGTTGGTCAATTTCGGATGTGGTCTTATCAGCTTCTTTGATTGCCTTGTCTGTGGTGCTCTCTCGAATCCTGGCCTTTTCTTCCTTAAGCCAGCGTTCAACTGCCAATTCATCCTTGCCAAGCTCTCGGGCAATTTTACGCATTTCATCAGCACGCTGTTCGGCAAGCATGATCTCGTAATCAGCTTGATCCATTGTAAGCTGTTTATAATCGTCAATCATGTTGGCCCACTCGTCTTGATAACCTTCAAGCATGTCAATTCTTTCTCGCTCAGCTTCTGTGAGTACCTTTGTGGATACTTCAGCAAAGTCTTTGACTGCTTTCTCGGCTTGCTTGGCTTTGACCACAACTTCATCAAGCTGGAATGGATTTTCCACACTACCTTGAGACATATTTTTCAAAACTTCTCTGCGGGCATTTTCGGAGGCCATGATCATTTCATCACTGTATCTCTTTACTTGATCTCGCCAGTCTGCCCAAGCATTTGTCACAAGGTTTTTAGGTTCAGCATTAGGGTTGCCTTGACCATATCCCAAGTCTCTACCCAAATAAGGTTGACCACCTTGTGCATCGTAAAATTCCCTGATTTCTTCGTTTAAGTCTTGCATATAGCCTACAAAGTTACCCATTGCCCCAATACCTTTGGCAATGGCTGCAATCATATCTCCAATGCCTTCGGCTATTGTGACAACTCCAGCCTGGAACTTTGGATCACGCATAATCTCGGACAACTCGTCTGCACTGTCTGCCAAGGCATCTAAAAAGCCAGACTCAGCAAAAGATTCTTTGAGTCTTTGTAAGTTATTCTCGAATCTATTAAATGCTGCCTGAGCTGTGCTAGATGCGTCTTCTGCTGCCTTGCCAAACCTTCTGTGCATTTCTTTGGCAAGTTTTGGCAGCAAGTCTTCTGCAAGCACTTCACCCTTTTCAAGCATTTTGTTCAGCTCTTGGGTACTTACATTCATTGCCCTTGCTGCCATCTGGAAAGCTCCAGGCAACCTTTCACCCAACTGGCCTCTAAGCTCTTCAGCCTGGACATTGCCTTTTGACATCATCTGACTGATAGCTCTAAGTGATCCTTGTGTCTCATCAGCAGACAGACCAAGTGCGGTTGACGCTTCGGCCACAGCTTTGAAAATATCTCTAGTCTGTTCACCTTCTAGTGATGTATCTTTGCTTGCTGCTGCAATGCCAGCATAGGACTTTCTGAGGCTATCTAGGGACAAGCCTAAAGTATTTGCAGTCTCATCAATAAAAGACATTTCTTTCTGTGCTTCATAGGTACTGCCTGTCACAGCTTCCATTGTGCGCTGGAATTTCTCTAGCTCAAGTCCTGCCCTGGCAATGTCCCTACCTATTCTCACAGCAAACATGCCTGCAATGGCAACTCCAGCTCCGGCAGCAGCAGTCTTAAGCTTGCTCATTGTGGATACACTAGAGCTTGACTGCCTTTGAAATTTATTTAATTCCCTGCGGCTTTGGCTTATTTCTTTCTGTAAACGGTCAAATTGCTCATCAGGTATGTAACCTTTTAACTTGCGTAGGGCAGTCTCAGTTGATCCAAGCTCTTTACGGTAAAGCCGCATATCTTCTTTATCGAAGGCTTGCACATTGGCTTGCTTTAGCTTCTTTAGGTCAGTCTCTACTTTGGAAGCATTTTTGCGGATGTTGTTCCAATATTCCTGAGCTTTGGCATCGGCAGCTTGATAAGACTCGGCCACTTTTGCCATTTGCTTTTGGTGGCTTTGCATTGCCCTACTGGTAGCACTTTGCTTAGTGCCTTTAAAAATGCCATCTGTGGCCTTCTGCACTCTACGTGCAGCTTTCTCCATACTGCCAAGTTCTTTGACAACATCTTTTGCACCTTCGAGCTTAATCTGTAATTGAGCTAAGTCACTCATTAAACTTGCACCTCATAAAGTGAGTCGGACACATCTTTTTTTATGAAGATGATTGTTTTTTCGCTGCCATCAATGACTAGCATGTCATCTGTTTTTAATTCCACAGGTAGGTCATCAACCAAGAAAGAGACTTTTTTATCATGTGCATTGATAGAGTTAGACTGTAATTCAACCCTTGTAAAATGCGTTACAATGGCCTTTACTGGATGTTCTGACCATTCTGTGACAGAGCTTCCAGTTGATGGGTCAAAATATTCGGATTCTTTGTGCTTGACCACAATATCCTTTCGCAAGTCTCCCAAAGACTTGAAAGCTCTTTTAGCTGTATTCTGTACTGACTTTTTCATCTCGTAACCTTTATTGTGGCCCTATCTCCAATTCTTGCGCCCAGGTGCGATATCAGGAGCCACACACGGTCAGGGATGACAGTGCTGGACTTACTCAAATTGACAGACAAGCTCAGTAAATCAATCTGGCTTATGTTATTTGGAGTTACCTGCAAGAGATCATGGTCCATAAGTGCAAGTGCAAGCTCTACTGTTGCATACTTAAGGCATTGTGGTACTTCGTCCTTGTCAATCAAAAAGCCCTGTCTGTCCCTGACATACATTCGAGGCCATTCATTGTCCTGGTCAGAATCTGTCTTGACTCCATGCCATTGAACATAATTGTCTAGCATGTGAGTTGCAGCTTCTAGGTAAAGCTCTTTTTCGGCTTCACCTGCACTTGAGTCGTCAGGCCAAGAATCGGAATATGGCCTAGTTGAAATATAATTGTCAGCTTCGGTAACTGTTATGTACATATTTTGTCCTAGTCATGGATAATGATTTCAGCAGTACCACTACTGTAATCACCTGTTTTAAACCCTATTCTATAATAAACGTCATACTTAGGTTCATAAAAATATGTTTCTACCTGTGCTGTAAACGTATCCACATTACGCCAATTATTTCCCCCATCAAAGGATCTTTGTAAGGTCAAAGTTCCTTCAAATGTGCCTGCAATGGACAAGTCAATTTCTCCATACATGGGCACTGGAATTGTAAAGGTATTTTCAGACGATATATTTTTTTCAATCATATATTGACCTTAAAGTGGCCCCGAAGGGCCACATATTGCTTAAGATGGTTCGTCAATCTCTTCCAAGCGTGCAGCAGACTTCAGGTTATAAATAACCGGACAAGCCATCCACTCCACATCAAGGCGATAGTATGGAGTGCCAGAAATCAAGCCATGATCGACGACATCCAAGTTTCCGCATTGCAGACCTGCCACCTGATCAGATCCAAAGCTCAGGCAATAAATGCTGGTAGTTCCGGCAGAAGTTTCAGCAAAATGCAGAATATCGTTGCCTTCGTGGTCTTCAGCAATTTCAGCAATCGGAATACCTGCATAGCCCATAAGCTGATAACCAAACCGGGTAGTTACCTGCTCTGTGGCCTGTCCAGCAGAACGGATAAGCGAATTGACCTTACGTCTCATCTTCCGGTTCATAAACAAGACCTTATTTGTGCCCTGCACCTGGTCAATAAGCTCATCAAGTGCATCCAAGGTTAGTTGGCCACCTGAGTTGGACAAGAGCTGATCTCCGGAGATTTGATACTCCATACCGTCATAATACTCATTGTTGGCAGACGTATTTTCAGACTTGAAAAAAGACCATTCAAGAAAGCGTGCCATTGCCTTAACTTTGGCTTGACGCTGGATATTAAGCATATCGTTTGTGTTTTGGCTTTTCACAAGTGCGCGGTCAACGTCTACAACTCCGCCCATGATCTTGACGGTAGCTGTGACCTGATCCACTTCTGCCCCACCTTCCGTGTACTCTTCGTTGTAATCACGAAAGCCAATGTTACCCAAAGTGCTTTCACGATTAAAAGTCAAAGAGTTGCCAGAAATGGTACTAAAAGGCAGGAACTTCAATACCTGAGACTGTTCAGTAAATGTGGAAATAACTCCACGCTTAAGGGGATCTTGTGTAAGTAGTGCCTGTTGGTCTAGTGTCAAACTCATATTATTTCATCCTTTATTTCATGTTTTTGTGATACATATCAAACAATTCTGAACCCGATAGTCCTTCAAGGTTCGGTTTTGTATTACTTGGCCCTGGAGTATTGCTATCAGGACCATCTGCCTTAGCCGTATTGAACAGACCTTTCTTAGTTGCATTCCTAAGCCACTTGATTTGTTCTTGTGGTTTCATATCAGGGATCAGGTCTTGCAAATCTTCTGGAATGTCCTGTTTTAGTTCATCCACAAGACCTTTAAGAGTTTCATTGAGTTCATTCTTCTGACTAACCACTTGGTCAAACCTAGACTTCGGAATCATATTGTCAGCTTTTTGTTCAGGTGCTGGTTCCTGTGTAGGAGTCTGTTCTGTTGTCTGCTCGGTGTTTTCGGCCACCTTTTCCGTAGTTTCTTCTGACATTATTCATCTCCTTTTACGTCTGAGTTGACGGATTGATTTTCAATAAATTGTTTGTAAGCATCTTTGTCACTAAGGTCTTCATCCATTTTCTTGATAATATCCGGAACAGATAAAGCACCTAGTTCAACCATTTTAGCCCAAAATTCTGCCTTGTTATCCATGTCTGTCTGTGCTGGATCAGCAAAGTTGACTTTGAGTTCAGACTTATCACCAAATTTTTCTGAGTTGTGATAATTCCAAACCATCTTAATTACATTAAATATTTGCCTTTCGTAATGCTTATACAAGGCAACATCATTTGCCCTGATCTCTTGCAGCTCTTTTGACTGCTCCATCAAGGCAGCAGCACTTTTCCTTGTACTTGGCTTATCGGCCAAATAACTTGCAGGCAGTCCTTCCACAACTGCAATCTGTCTTATAAGATAGTCAATCGCTTCAATGACTTCTTTTATAGGACTGTTAGGACTTGCAAATTTAAAATCGCCATCTTTTGGGAGCGATACCGCTTGCCCTGGATCAAAGGTAGCAAGCTCAGAAACTGCGCCTTGAATGACCGGAATTGAAAAGCCTTGCAGTCTCAAGATATAAACTAAGTCTGTTAGCTTTTCGTTTATGGCCTCTTGTGTGCTGATTAAAGAATCACCTGGATATATCCAAAAGTCAGATATGGGCAGCTCTGACCAAATTGGTACAAAAGGCAATCTTTGGTATGGATTGCTTTCTGTGCTAACTACATTCATGTTGTAGTCCATTGTTTGTATGCTGCCTGAAGTCCATTTGACATGCGTAAGCTCAGAGACTTTTCCGTCACTTGGATAATGTGTAATTATAATGCTTCGAATATCTCTAGGAGACTTGCCAGTCTCTACGCTGCAAATGTCCGGGGTTATCAAATCAATGTCTAATTGACCAAATCGCCAAACAAATTTCAAAAAAACAACTCCACAGAGCTTTGAAAGCCTATTGGCCTGTCGCATTCTCAAGCCTAGCAAGGACTGCTCTTGTGCCTTGTCATATAGCCTTTGGTCTTTGTCTGTAGAGACAATCCTTTCGGCATCTTTGAGGTAGAGCTGAGACTTTGCGTCTACTACTTTCTTTACAATGTTCAAGCTTGTGGGCGAAAACTTGTCCACATCCGAAAAATGCTGCTCTAGCCTGTCCTGCACGTAAGGCAACTGTAAGCCTTGGTACAGATCCAGACGCTTACGGGCATCTTGCCGCCTAGTGCTCTCGTCATTAAGTTGTGATAGTTGAAAAGTGGTATCTAGTATTTGCATTTCTTTCCTTTTAAGTGTTTGCTTATCTACTTAATATAATCATTTTTAGTTAACTTGTCAAGACCCTGATATTAAAGAGCATTGTATGTCTTAATGCCAGATACTTTGACTAGCCTTTTAAAGAATTGTTGTAGGGTTAACTCAGATTCAGGAGTAGCCATCATATAACTGTTATACATACCCAGGACTCGCTTATATGCTGCACAAGTGCTTGCACAATTTAAGATCATTTCTCCGTTTCTTAGGAAACAATGTCTGGCATGTCTTGACTTAGAATTGCAGACAATATCAGATAATTCATAAATGACCGTTTCTTCTTTTCTAAGGCTATAAACTGCCCACAAAAGGCTGAATATCCGGTCATCTTTCTTTTTCCTTGAACCAAACACAAGGGTTCCATTTTTGTTGTATTCATAATTAAAGCCTTCCATCTCCTTATATAAGTCTGTTAGGTCTTTGGGAAAGAAAAGCCTGTTCTCCCTAACCAGGGAAACAAGATCCTGAAAAGCTGATAGCTTCAAGGTATTGGTTACGTGGATGACTTCGTTTGGTATACCTTGTTCTGTGGCCCAGACTGCAAGGTCTTGTGAGTTATATGACTCAAAAGAGACATTTTTCAGGCCATATTGTGCGTTATCTTCAATGATTTCCTTTTTTATGGCTTTTCCCAGGCCCGCAAGGATCTTTTGTTGATTCAGGACATAATAAACAGGTTCAGACGACTCAGGATCACTTGTACGAGCCACAGAAGTCCATATTGTACTGTCTCCATGCGTTGAAAACATATAAGCTCTATCTAAGCCACCACCACAGACATATTTCCGGCCATCAATAAGCTTTTCAAATTCATCCTTGCTGATCTTATTCTTGTATCTGGCCTTGCAATTCTTTAGATGTTGTGCAGGAAAAAGCCTATTACTGGCTTCTGATCTTTTATTTAAATGCTGTGATGCAAATTCAGCAGGTAGCAGTTGCTTATTCATGGTTTTAAGCCAAGGCCGACTTATCCATGCAGGAGACTTTTCTAGTGCTTCTT